CGCGCTTTCGCGTGTCACCGGACAGTCCATACGTATCCCTTCAATGGAAGGGCCCCAAACTCCTAAAAGGAGAGAAGAAAGGAGAGTTAATCCCTGTTACGGTGGATCCAGCGATTTACTGAGACCCATGTACCTCGTCGGGAATCAATAACAGCAACGTATGGCTGGCCGTCAGGCCGACCATTCGAGAACTGTTTCCGACGCAGCTTATACGCGTAAAACGCCGCCTGTTTATACTGGACCTCGAGGTCTGGTAAGAACTGGCGAACCCGGCAGAGATAGCCGTGGTTAGCGTCGAACTTCCCTAGATCCCTCACGGGAGAAAGGAAGCCGGCGTCCGAGACATCGCCGAATGGAATCTTATGAACTCCATCGGCGAGGCCTCGAATTAAGCGCTTGGTAACCGGGCTAAAGGGTGTACCAAATACACGTATCGACCAGCGAACTGATCGATTGTGGAAACCGATGATCTCCTCGAGGGTCGTTAACGACTCGACCTGAGAAAACCCGGTCACATCTACACCTTTGAAGTAATTAGCTCCGCAGGACTCAAAGAAGTTCCCGTCCTTAAAAGATTTCTTGGTGTTAACCGTGAAACCAGCAAAGGATAGAACTTCGACGAGTGGATCAAACACCGCTCTTTTACAAACGATGTCATCACCGTAGACGGCGACCATTCCACCATACTCCGCAAACGCTTCATTCACACTCTGCGCGAGGGCCCAAAAGATCAGGCTCTCGAGTTCGAATGTGAACGCGTTCCCCATCGAAGAGAACTTCTCCAGCCGAACGTACTTGCCCTTCACTTTCGAGAAGGGGGTACGCAGGTCGGACAGGTACTCGAACCAACGGGTCGGAAGTAGCAGCTGAATAAGCTTAAGTGAGATACTGTCGCTCGCACTCTGGAGGTCCAGAGTACTGTAACCCCTGTAGAAGGCCTCACCGGCCATCCACTGGTTAAAGGACTGATCGTCCAAGTCGACTCCGACACGCTTTAAGCGCGACCGTAGATAGCGTCCAACACCCTGTTGGAGAAACGCATTTCCGGTAGGCTCGGCAGCGATGCACCGTTCGATAAAGGCATTCTTTGGGACCGTGAGGAACCGAGAATGCCTCGTAACGGAAAACACCGCAGGCATGGGTGACGCATAGTTGAAGGTCTCACGACCGCAAATAGACGCCATCCACGCCGGATCCCGAGTCATCAACCTTCTCAAATGAGGAAGGGCGCGTGCCGTGACCGTAATTTCTTCGGTCATCTTTTTTGACAGCTGAGTGCCCCGTGGCAAATCCACGGTCGCACCGCTGCTCCACTGGCACGAATTAGTCACTTTCTTAAAACTAAAAGGACCAAGCACAGACTCTATTTTCCGCTGGGCCATCGAGATGATGGTTGCCAACGTGACGAACGCCTCACCGGGACCCTTTATGGGGATCGCGAGGAGGGAAGTGTCGCCACAGAGGATCTGGTTAATCCGGTAGTTCGCATGAAAGCAAGCCTTTTCAGCAGCTGACCAGCCGCTGAGAGCCTTGTCCTTGCGCTCCGAATCGGTAGTACCAGGGAGTCCCTTAAATTTCTTCAAGAAACTATAGCACTGCCAATCTTTCGCGAAAGACTCGGCATCTTCGTACCTAGAGGGGTCCGGCATGAGGTCTTTCAACCTCGCCGGGTCATGCCGAAGGGCATGACGTGCCTCTCTGGCTAGCTCTGTGTTAACGTCATCACAGAAATCTTCAAATCGCTTGAAGATCGCCTCATCACTGAGGTCTGTTATGTGCCGCATACAGACGGCCGATCAGTTGTTAAACTGAAGAGTCGTCAGCATGGCGACAATCTGCGAGTTCTGGAGCAGAAGCGGGAACATCTTTGCGATGTTCTGCCTGTCCAGGAGTGCAGACCGTTCGGGGAGTGGGAACTCGCCGAAAGCTCGCATCGTGTATGCCAACTGCGGAGCCGGCAGGACGCCGGTAACCGTGGAGTTGGTGATATTAGCGAGGACGGGCTCATGGAGCTCGACACGCGCACGATACGTTCGACCTTCCGAGGAGGTGCCAGCTTGTGCCGGGGCAGGGCGCTTCAGCGAGATGCTGATTCGCCAGTAGCCGATCACATTGGCTTGGCTCTGGTCTTCAAACCAGAACCGCCCTTCGGAGTCGAGGCCCAGTGGAATGAACGTATGGTTGACGGGAGTTGCCCCCGCGTCGGCAATCACGATATTGTCGTAAGACATAGTGATAATTCCTTTAATTCTACGCGTTCTGCTGGTGAGCATACTAACGTAACTAACGAGATGGAGATATAACTACCTCAACAGCTGCCTCAAGAGAGCAGCCGCCGAAAGAAGTCTCGCAGATCCAAGCTGAACGTCGAAAGACGGGACTTGGGGTGTGGGAAAAGAAAACAATAGTTGACGGGAAAACGAACACACCTGTTTCGATCCTTCGACCGACATGGTGTAATCTCGCACTCCTTGGACCATTATGTTTCTTACAGTAGCCGTACCTTCGTAGCGGACAAGCGTGGATTCAAAGCCACTCTTGAACGACGTACCGTAGAGCAAGGATGTCTCAACGTTACGCATATACGAGCCGAGATCGAAGACCCAATCGATCACGAACGAGTACGGGAACAGCTCGTAAGCAACTGAAAGTGGGTTCATGGACGACCATCGCCCAAGATTATTGTCAAAGCCGACGTTGAGAAGAATCCCAAATTCGACAGAAACAAAGCCCTGGTAATTAATCTTAGCTGGACCAGTCCAGGCAGAGAAATTACGCGTTTCAGTTACACGATCATCTAATGACCGAGTACCTTTCGCCTTCACCGCACACTTGTTGTGTACGAATCCGACGATGTTATCAGCGACGTTTTTAATGTCGCTGAGCAACGGGTTCCAACCGTAAGTGTACTCACACCATCCGTTTGCGAGCGTTTTGGAAGAACCGCTCACTATAGCTTGCGCGTCCGAAGGGCGCACACGCTGCGGACGATACGAACCGGGATAACGGGCTTTGATGCCCTTCTGCCAGCGCCGCAAGGCACCAGCAGCTGCGCGTCGCTTTTTGAGCGAGCGCAATTGGTCGAGGATTTCCCTCTTCCAACTCCGTTTCATATCAGCCATACCCTCAGTCAACCGACCTACCAAGTTGAGCATCTTGTACGTCTGGCCAGTCTCCGCTAAGGAGGTAGCCAGATCGAGAGATCCTCGAACCTTTTCGGTCAATTTAGAAAGGGCTTCATTCCGTGCAGAGTTAAGCGCCGATGAATAGTCGACGTCATTAACAAAACTAGTGTCAGAGGGTATTTGACCTTCTAGTACATAGTTTATCTTGCCATTCAACCTTCGTATATACGAGCCGCGTATTGTTGCCTCTACGCGATACCCATAAGACCAAGGATTAGGGGACTTGTGGTCCCCGCGAATGGTCGAGGCCATAGCATAAGTCCGGTTGTAAGACTGGGCGTCACCGCTATTGATGATCGGAGGATCATCGGGGCGGTCAGGGATCTGGGTTTCCACCCAAGGTCGACGTTGAGTCAAGCGTCCAGTACGTGCCATGGCATAGTCCTTGTGCACAAAACAATAGGCAGGTTGTCAAAAGCAACAGCACGGGGCTGGTTAGGCCCCGCTTCGAGTACCACTCGAGCTATTGGCGAAACACCAAGCGATCGTCTCCCCCGGGAGTCGAGATTCACGCAAGGTGCTTTAGGTAGGCTTTCGCAAGCCTAAGAGAAACCGGAACGGCTTCCTCCGAACGTAGCGGTGAACTGCTTGTTAAGGGCAGATCTTAATCAACTCCAAGAGTTGACCGTTTTCGCAGGAGAG